TCTGCAGGCGGCGGCTTCGCGCTTCCGGAGGAGATCGCCCGCGACATCGAGCGCCTGGAGCTGAAGTTCTCGCCGGTGCGCAGCCTGGTCAAGGTCGTGCAGACCGGGACCAGCGACTACAAGGAACTGGTGTCGATCCGCGGCACCACGTCCGGATGGGTGGGCGAGTCCGGCTCTCGTACCGAGACCGCGACCAGCCAGCTTCGCGAGCGCACCCCGACCAACGGCGAGCTGTACGCCTATCCGCAGGCTTCCGAATGGTCGCTCGATGACGTCTTCTTCAACGTCGAGCAATGGCTTGCGGAGGAGGTCGCGGAGAGCTTCGCCGTCGAGGAAGGAACCGCCGTCATCAGCGGCAACGGCACCAACCAGCCGACGGGCATGCTCAACACGACGCCGGTCACCACGGCCGACTTCGCTTCGCCGCTGCGTGCCGCTGCGGCCTTCCAGTACATCGCGTGCGTGTCCACGCAGAGCCCGGCGGTTGCCGAGCTTCTGCCCGACCGCCTCATCGACACCGTGTACGCGCTGAACTCGACCTATCGCGCCATGGCGACCTGGATCATGAACAGCGCTACCACTGGCATCGTCCGGAAGATGAAGGACACGCAGGGGCAGTACCTGTGGGCGCCGGGCCTGCAGGCCGGCCAGCCGGACCGTCTGCTCGGGTACGCGGTATCGACCTGGGAGCAGATGTCGGACGTGGGGACCAACAACTTCCCCATCGGCTTCGGCAACTGGCGCCGCGCCTACGTGATCGCCGACCGCGTCGGTCTGCGCGTCACGCGGGACAACGTCACTACCCCCGGCTTTGTAAAATTTTACGTACGCCGTAGGGAAGGTGGCACCGTTCTGAACAACGACGCCGCGAAGTTCATCCGCACCACGCTGTCGTAAGCGCAGCGCGGCGAACGACGGTAGCGCGTCAAGCCCAGGAGGGGCCGGGGGCGACCCCGGCCCAATCTCATGAAGATCACCGTCACGCGGAATTTCCACTACGGGCGGCAGCGCCGGTTCCTGACGCCGGGCGAATACCGGGTGCCGGCCGATGTCGGCCAAAAGGTTGCAGACGATGCGATCAGAGCAGGTGCAGCAACCCGCGTCGAACCATCAGGGCCGGAGCCAAGGACCTTCCGCAAGCGCGGCATTCCCGCGAACAAGGCCCGCGGTGCAGCTCCAGAGAATAAGGCGCTGCTGGTCTGACGAAACCGTCATCGTGGCCGCGCCAGGGCCGTCTCTCACCGAGGACATTGCCGACAGGTGCAAGGGCGTGCGCACCATCGTGGTGCAGGATGCCTGGCGCATGATGCCGTGGGCGGACGTGCTCTATGGATGCGACCGCGCATGGTGGGAACACCATGGTGGCGCCGTCGGCTTCAACGGCGCGAAGTGGTCGACGCACGACGACGGCACCAATCAGAAGACGGGCGTGGCCGCGGCCTATGGGATCAATCTGGTGGCGGGCGACGCTGCCGAGGGGTTCTCGACCGACCCGGCGGTGTTGCACTACGGCAGCAACAGCGGGTTCCAGGCGGTCGGCCTGGGCATCCTGATGGGTGCCGCGCGCCTCGTGCTTGTGGGCTTCGATATGCAGGCGGTGGGCGGCCGGCGCCACTTCTTCGGCGACCATCCGGCACCGCTCAGGAGGCAATCGAACTACGCCAGCTTCATCCGCCCATTCGAGGCGGCGGCGCGCAAGCTGCCGGCCGGCGTCGAGATCGTGAATGCAACTCGCGGCAGCGCGCTGCGCTGCTTCCCCATGGTGAGCCTGGATGACGTACTCGGCACCGCTGCACCCCATCGCGATTGACGTTGATACGCTCGACGCGTCGCCGCTGCCGGTCGATCTCACCCTGATCAAGGCGCACTGCTCGGTGGACTTCGCCGACCAGGACGCCCTGTTGGAGGCCTACCTGCTGGCGGGCATCAAGGCGTTCGAGGACACCACGCACCGCACGCTGCTGCGGCGCGCGCACCGCTGGACGCTGTGGGACTTCCCGCGAACGGTCTTCGGCCAGATCCGGTTGCCGCGCGGCAAGACGCGCGCCGTGACCAGGATCGAATATAGCCTCAACGGCTCGACGGATACGCTCACGGGGCCATCCTCCACGCCGGCAGGCACCGAATACCTGGAGGACCTGCGCGGCGACGATGGGGGCATCGTGATGCCGCCGCGCGGCGGATGCTGGCCGACGCCTGACTGCGACGTGCCGGCGCCGGTGGTGATCACGTTCGAGGCCGGCTGGAGCGCTGACGAGCTGCCGCAGGACGCGCTCAACGCGCTGCTGTTCTACGTGCGCATGAGCCTCGACGGCCTGCGCGGCGCCGAGGACCCGACGCGGAACGCCGCAAGCCTGGAGACCTGGGAAGCGCTCGTCAGCGGCTACCGGCTGTCGAGGTTCTACTGATGCGCGTCGTCTGCTGGCTATGGCGTGGGCGCGAGTTCTGGAAGGACGCCGCGCGCTATGACGGCGAGCACGTCGCCGTGCTGGCCTCGATGCTGCGCCGGAACGGCGGCCACAGCCTGACCTGCATCCATGACGGCGGCTTCGTGCTGCCGGCCGGCGTCGATGCGATCCGCATGCCCGCCGACGTGGCGGCCCTGCCGGACTACCTGCCCAAGCTCTGGGCGTGGTCGCCCATGCTGCAGGGGCTCATAGCGGAGCGCTTCGCGTCGATCGATCTGGACGTGGTGCTGCTGGGGGACGTGGCCCAGCTGGTCGCCGGGCCCGAGCCTGTGCGGCTCTGGAACGGCGCCAAATACGAGCCGTACAACACGTCGCTGTTCGCGGTGGAGCCGGGGTTCGGGCACGAGGTCTGGGAGAGCTACACGCCCGACCGCCTGGCCGCGGCGCGCGCCCGGGCCGAATACTGGACAGGAGACCAATCGTGGGTCGCGCACGTGCTCGGCCTGGGCATGCCGACGTTCAGCGAGGCCGACGGCGTGGTGCGCTACCGCCGCAGCCTGCATCGGTCGGGACCGCCGGCGGGCGCTCTGGCCGCGTTCCTGTGCGGCCCCTACGAGCCGCGATCCGAGGGCGGGTGCGCAGAATGGATCAGGCAGGCTTGGCGCTGACCGGCTTCCGCCGCGAGCGGGGGCTGCTCTGGCCGGACTATGACCGCAGATGCGCCGAGGTCACGTTCAGCGAGACGGACGACGCCGTGCCGCGCCTGGCGTCATGGCTGGGGCATCGCCGCGTGGCGGTCCAGGCGGGCGGCAACTGCGGCCAGCTGGTCCGGCAGCTCGCGGCGGGGTTCGAGGCCGTCTACACGTTCGAACCCGACCCGCGGAACTTCGTGGCGCTGACCGTCAATACTGCGCACCTCGCCAATGTCTACCGCTACCAGGCTGCGCTGGGGCTGATGCGTGGGCTGCGCGGCATGGCCGACGGAGACGACAAGTTTCCCGGGGTCAACTGCGGGGCCTTGTACGTGTCCGGCGAGGGCCGCGTCCCCGTGCTCAAGGTCGATGACCTCGGATTGCCGGCCTGCGACCTGCTCATGCTCGACGTTGAGGGCGGCGAGCTGCGCGCCTTGCAGTCGGCCGAGCAGACCATCGCCCAGCACCGTCCGCTGGCGGTGATCGAGGACAAGGGCCTGGGGGCGCGCTTCTACGGCGAACGGCCGCACGCGGCGGAGCAATGGATGGTCGAGCGCCACGGCTACCGCCGCGCGACGCGCATCAAGAACGACACGGTGCTCGTTCCATGAGGCACGCCCACATTGTCGCCAACGAGCGGGCCGAGCACCAGAAGAGCTGGGGCGGCGCGTTCGGGGAAGGCATGCGCCGGCATGGCCTGCACGTGACGGCCGGGAGGTCGCCGGAGCCTTGCGACGTGCTGGTGATCTGGGGCGTGCGCCGTCAGGATTGGATCGCCGCGCAGAAGAAGAGCGGCGGCGAGGTCTGCATCCTGGAGCGCGGCTACCTCGGCGACCGCTTCGCCTGGACATCGGTCAGCTTCGGAGGCGGGCTCAACGGCCGCGGCATCTTCCGCGGGCCGTTCGGTGACGGATCGAGGTGGGAACGGCACTTCGCGCATCTGATGCGGCCGTGGCGGGAAACCCCGGCCGCCGGCCGGGGTCTGGCGCTGGTCATGGGGCAGGTCCCTGGCGACCAGGCGATCAAGGGCATCGCCATCGACGACTGGTACAGGACCGCGGCCGAGGCCTACCGGATGGCAGGTTTCGAAACGCGATTCCGCGCCCACCCCAACGGCGGGCCGGCACGGCCTCTGCAGGCCGACCTCGATGAGGCGGCATGCGTCGTCACCTGGTCGAGCAATAGCGCGGTGGATGCGGTGCTGGCCGGGGTGCCGACCGTCGCAATGGACCGCGGCAGCATGGCCTATCAGGTCGCCGGGCACGAGCTGGGCACCATGCCGCCGATGCCGGACCGCATGGCCTGGTCGCATGCTCTGGCATGGAAGCAGTGGAGCATGAAGGAGATGGCTGGCGGCGACTGCTGGGCAGCCGTGGGGGACGAGGCATGCGCGCCGGCCGCTTAGACAGGAAAATCACCATCCAGCGCAAGACGACCACGGTCGAGGAGTCCGGGCAGGCGACGGAGACATGGGCGGACCTCGCAGCCAACCGGTGGGCGGCGGTGCTGCCGCTCGCCGGCGACGAGCGGTTCGCCGTGCCTGAGATCGGCGCCAATCAGCAAGCCGAGTTCCAGGTGCGCTGG